TTGACGAAGCGGCGTTGGCAGACGGACGTGATGCGTTTAATGTAGCACTTCGACCGACATTGGATAAAGATAATTCGAAAGCAATTTTTATTTCAACCCCAAGGGGCAGGAACAACTGGTTTGCCGAGTTTTTTGATAGAGGGTTTAATGACGAGTTCGCCGAATGGTGCTCAATACGGGCAACATATCGAGATAACCCGAGAATGAGCGAGTTTGATATCGCTGAAGCACGTAAAAGTATGTCGGAAGCAGAATTTCGACAAGAATATGAAGCAGATTTTAATACCTATGAAGGACAAATTTGGAACTTTAATCACGAAACATGTATCGCCAACAATGAGGCATTGGATACCACTAATATGGATGTATTTGCTGGCCTTGATGTTGGTTACCGTGATCCTACTGCCTTTTGCGTAATTGGTTATGATTGGGAAGAAGAACTGTATTATATTTTAGATGAGTATCTTGATGCTGAAAAAACAACGGAACAGCATGCGATGCAAATACAAGAAATGATACAGAAGTGGGATATCGATTTTATTTTCATTGATTCCGCAGCTCAGCAAACTAGGTATGACTTCGCTTTACAATACGATATTTCAACAAGCAACGCTAAGAAGTCTGTACTGGATGGCATTGCCCATGTGGCTGCGATTGTAGACAATGACAAGTTGTTTGTCGATCAACGATGCGATGAAACTTTAAGCTGCTTAGATCAATATCAATGGGATCCTAATCCAAATTTAGCGAAAGAAAAACCAAAACACAACAGAGCGTCTCACATGGCGGATGCTTTACGCTACGCACTGTATTCATTTGAAACAACGCAGAGTGGCTTTTAATAACCCCTAGCAAAAATAATGTTTGACAATTTATCTTACAGAGGCTATAATGCAAAGTATGAAAAAGCTCAAAAGAGACCCTGTGAAATACATAAGGGACCGAGCAAAATCAAAATATGTAAAAGACAATGAGTGTTACATTTGTGGAACAGAAAAAGAACTAGACTTCCATCACTTTTACTCTCTCGCCCCTCTTCTACGTAAGTGGCTGAAAGAAAAAACTAAAGAAAGGCCAGAGCACTATACAAATGAGTATATAGTAATTTGGAGAGATGAATTTATAGAAGATAACTGGGCAGAGTTATACGATCATACAGTCACTATATGTCATGCACACCATAGAGAGTTGCATAAAATTTACGGACGAAATCCAGGACTTGGTACAGCGACAAAACAAATGCGCTGGGTAGATATTCAAAGAGAAAAGCATGGCATGGTATAATTTTTGGCAAAAAGATGATGATATAGAAGAGAAATTAAATCCTTCTCAATATCTTGATGCAGGCGTTTCTGAGCGATCTCGTGAATATACAACCTCTTACGAGAGGATGTATGAACAACTCGAGGTAGTAAATCGTGGCGTAAATATGATTGTTGACGATTGTGCAGAAATTCCTGCATCAATCAGTCCCCAAGGATCATATCCTGGAGTAGTCACTGGCGTAAAAAGACAAAAAATTGATGTTCTTTTAAATCGTACTCCAAATCCCTTTCAAGATATAAATAGTTTTAAAAGGGATCTAATTACAGATTATCTTATAGATGGCAACATTTTTATTTACTATGATGGTGCTCATCTTTATCATCTTCCTGCCGATAAAGTCGGCGTGGTAGCAGATGAAAAAACTTTTATTCAGAAGTATACAGTACAAGAATTAGATTACAAACCAAGTGAAATAATTCACATAAAAGAAAACTCTTTCTACTCTATTTATAGAGGAGTATCTAGACTCAAGCCTGCAATGCGAACAATGCAGCTTGTTAAAGATATGAGAGAATTTCAAGATAATTTCTTTAAAAATGGAGCAGTGCCAGGATTGGTACTAAAGTCTCCAAATACACTATCAGAAAAAATTAAAGAAAGAATGATACAGTCATGGACGCTAAGATACCGTCCAGACTCCGGGGGCAGACGACCTCTTATCCTAGACGGTGGACTAGAGATTGACAGTTTTTCTAATTCTAATTTTAAAGAACTGGATTTTCAAAATGCAATCTTAGAGCATGAGAAAGTAATTTTAAAATGTCTTGGAGTTCCCCCAATACTACTAGATTCTGGTAATAATGCAAATCTTCGTCCCAACTTACGGCTTTACTATTTAGAAACTATATTGCCGATCGTGAGAAAAATGAATTTTGCTTTTTCTCGGTATTTTGGATTTAATATAACAGAAGATGTAACAGATATTCCAGCTCTTCAACCAGAACTACGAGACGCAGCTGCATACTACACTGCTCTTGTAAACGGAGGAGTAATAACAATTAATGAAGCCCGGGATCAATTAGGATACGAAACAATTGAAGGACAAGATGAAATTCGTGTACCGGCAAATATAGCAGGTAGCGCTTCTAATCCTGACGAGGGCGGTAGACCTCCAGAGTCTGAAGAAGAAGGAGACTAATATGGTAAGAAACAACGCAAGAAAATATCGAGGAGCTAGAACTCTGGCGACTTGGATGCGATCAAAAGGTAAAATTTATACTTGGGCAGAATACGAGGCAGCACCTGATGCTCCCATTCTTAACCGAGGTATAGTACAACTTTATAAATCTTGGGATATGGCAATGCAGTGCGTTCGCAAAGTAGATGAAACTATTGAAGCGGATTTAGCAGTAAAAGCAAAACCAGCACCTACACCTCCCAAAGCGAAAAAGAAAGCTGCACCTAAAGTAGCTGAGGCATAAGAATGGATAAATTATTTAATTTAAATTCTACGTTTAAAAGCGAACCTCAGGAAGATGGGTCTGTAATGGTTCGAGGGATGGCTAGTACTAGGGATTTTGACCGTGCGGGCGATAGCATTATGGCTGAAGCATGGACAAAAGGTGGTCTAGGTAATTTCGAAAAAAATCCCATAATTTTATTTAATCATGATTATTCAAAGCCGATTGGACGAGCAACAAAAGTTACTCCGACAGCGGATGGCTTGCACATGGAGGCGAAAATTAGTAAACACGCCGAATGTGCAGATTTAATCAAAGACGGTGTCCTTGGAGCGTTTTCTGTTGGTTTCAAAGTCAAGGATGCTGATTACCTTGAGGAAACCGACGGACTAATGATTAAGGACGCTGAGTTGTTTGAAGTATCTGTTGTAACGGTACCTTGCAATCAAGCAGCTACTTTTTCTCTAGCGAAGTCATTCGAGTCTAAAGAGGCTTACGAAGACTTCAAGAAAACTTTTAAAAGCGAGGAAGATTCCTCTTCAATGGAGACAGATATGTCGGAAGAAACACAAACTCCCGAAATCGACCTAGACGCTTTTGCCAAGAAAGTAGCGGAGGAAACTGCTGCTAAAATTGCAATTCGTCAGGCCGAAGAAAAGGCGGCTGCTCAAGCAGAAGCTCAAGCTGCTCAAGAAGCAGAAGAGCAAAAAGCTGCTGAGGAAGCAGAAGCTCAAAAAGCTGCTGTAGAGCAGCAAGAGCAAGTAGAGAGCTCAATTCGCACTGGTATCGAGTCTGGTACTGAGCGTCTTGTAGAAGATCTACGCAAAGAGTTTACTGCTAAAGATGCAGAAACTCAAGAAATTATTGAAAAGTATAAGGCCGAACTCGAAGAGAAGGCCGCAGAAATTCAAGCTATCACTAACAGCAAGATGAGCTTTTCTGATCGTGGTGCAGACTCTTTTAATTCTGAGCGCGACGGATCTAAGATTCTTGATGCTAAGATTTTCAACGAGATTTCTCGAAAGGGCTGGGACTCTGGCGTTCTTGAGAAGCTCGGTGTAAACATTACTCCTACTTCAGGTGTAAACATTACTCTGGATACGGAAGTCAATACTCAGTTTGAGCGCGAGCTTCAGCTTGAGCTTAAGACTGCTAACTTGTTCCGTGAAATTCAGGTGAATACAGTTCAAACTGTACTGCCCTTGATGCCAGATTCTCAGAAAGCCACATTTGGTAACGGCTCTCCTACAGGTACTGCTAACCAAGCACCTGATCTGGAAGAAAGCCTGAACGGTGGCGCGCGTGCCGCTGCCGGCGCTTTCCAACTTGATGGCTCAAAGGTTCTCACTGTAGGTCGTATGACTTCTACCACTTATGTGAATAATGAGACCGATGAGAATACTTTGATTACTATCCTCCCGATGCTTCGTGAGGGCATGGTTCGTGCGCACGCTCGTGCAATCGAAGACATGGTAATCCAAGGTGTTGGTGGTTCTGGTGCAGGCGCTAACGGTGTTCGTGATGCTGCTACTGTAGGCAGCACAACTCCTCTTAACATTGCTAACGTTGCATCTAGTGGTGACCGACTGAAGGGTTCTGATATCCTTGTCGCTCGCGCTGACATGAAGAAGTATGGCCTGAACCCTGCGGACCTCGCGCTCGTATGTTCATACTCTGCCTATAATGATCTTCTTCAGGACACTGACTTCCACGATATTACCGAAGTTGGTTCTGAGCTTGCAATCAAGCTGACTGGTACCATGGGTACTATCTTCTCAATTCCTGTTATTGTAACGGATATGGGCGGATTGTCAAATGACAAGTCTGGCGACAATGTTTGTGCGTGTCTCTTTAACGTACGTAACTTCGTGATTCCACGAATGCGCGGCGTTAACATCGAGACTGAGTATCAAGTCGCAAACCAGCGTAGTGCTCTCGTAGCTAGCCAAACTCTTGGCTTCGAGCGTCTCTTCGACGGTGCCGCAGCAGTAGGTCTTACTGCTCGTGAGATTCGATACACCACAGCTCTGGCTTAATTATAGCCTTAATAACTCGGGGTGGTTCGCCACCCCAAGTTTTTATCATTTGACTTATGGCGAATTTAATAACTTTACAGCAGTTTAAAGATGCGGAGCAAATAACCAACCCTCGGGATGATTATAAAATTAGCCGTATAATTGATTCCGTGAGTCAAATGGTAAAAACTTATTGTGGTAATAGTTTTGTAGATTTTTACTCTACTAATAAAGTAGAAACATTTAATATAGACTGGGATTCTCATATTGTTCAATTGACAGAAAGCCCGGTTAACAATATAGTATCTGTAGAAACTCGAGAGAAAGTAACAGATGCTTATAGTGCTGTAAGCACCGATGAATACTACTTTGATGCTCCAACAGATAGTGTTTTATATGTTGTGGGCAATAGATACCAAGTGTGGCCTAAAGGTGCAGGAGCAGTAAAAGTTACTTATACTGCAGGGTATTCATCTACTCCTGCAGACCTACAAATAGCAGTCATTGATCTAATTAATTATTACTTCAAGGATGAGCATAAAACTCGTAGAACTTTACAGGGAGCCACTATGGAAAATGCACCTAGTGGAGAAAATAAAGGATTCCCTGACCACATCAAACGAGTTTTAGATATGTATAAAAACTTTTAATGGCAAAACGTGATAGTAAGAAATTTGTTCAAGCCATGGAAAAGTACATTGGTGAGCAGGTTCGAAAAGGAGTTGCAGGTCTTTATACAACTACTACATTTTCTGCAGAAGCAGTTGCAAGTGCCTTTAAAGAAGGATACAATAAACTAAATGCGCAGCTAGCCACAGAAGGACAAGAGCTAGTGCTAAGTGAAGATGATTTCAAAGAAGTAGGAAAAGCAGGAGTAGCTGCAGTAAAAAAGTGGTGTGAGCAGCCTAAAACTCATGGAGCATTGCGAGAAGTTAGTGATACTTCAGTTACATATGTTTCAAAAAGAGATATTCAAAAGCCGCATACACTATGTAAACAAGCTGCTATGGCTGTAATACAAAGAAAAAGAACAGAGCAAGGCAAAAGAAAGTTAAAAGGCGGAGGGGTTGATCAAAAGACCGGAAAAAGAATATACGGAGCCGCTTCCGAGATAGGTAGAGTAAAAGGTTATCAGCACAAGGCTCACCAAGGAGCAACAACTGTTGGGGCCGCCCGTCTTGCTGCAGGTATGGAATATATTTCTCGTACTAAAGATTTTGCAGGATTTGCAAAAAGTAAATCAGCAGAAAAATTAATGGAGATTTTTCAAGAAGTAAATATTGTTTTTTCAACTTCAGGAACAAAAGCTAAGGGAGGTACAATTTCCCTAAACGAAGATCAAACTATTATTGTAGATGTATTACCTAGAAGTGGAAATTTACAAGGTGCAGAAAAATTTGACTTTGCAAATATCAGACCAATACTAGAACAAGCAGTAGCTGACTATATTGAAGAAGCAAATCTTGTTGATTTAAAAGGATCAAAAAGCATACGAGAAAATGCACTTGAAGTTGCAGAGTATACCGTAATACAGGATATAGTTAAAGGCAGAAAAGCCCGGGTGTCTGGAGGCAATAAAAAGCCAAAAGGAAGAAAGAGAACTCATGCAGAAGCAGGATCGAAAGCTAAGGCCCCTAAAAAAAGCAGAGTAGCAAAAGTAGCTTTAGTTAAAGGAAGTAAGGTAGCAAAAGCAAAAGAATCAAACTTTTCTCTTGCTCATTTGATGGGAGTTCTTAACGATAAACTTCCTCAGACTGTAGAAGCAAATATGGGCGCACCACGCCTTGTAAATCAAAGTGGAAGATTTGCAAACTCTACAAGAATTACAGATGTATCCACTACAAAACAAGGGTTTCCAAGTATTGGATACACTTACCAAAAGAACCCGTATCAAACTTTTGAAACGGGATACCGACAAGGATCTGAAGATAGAGATCCAAGAACTTTAATTGATTCATCTATAAGAGAAATAGCAGCACAATTTGCAATAGGAAGATTTTATACTAGGAGAGTATAATGGCAGCAAGAACATATACTACACGTAGATCTTCCATAGTAGACGCTCTTGTAGACAAATTAAAGCAAATTAATCAAACCGGTGATTTTTTAACTGATGTATTTGACAATGTGCATCCTCGCCTAAAGTTTTGGGACGAAGTAGATACTTTTCCAGCGATACATGTAAACGCAGGATCAGAAACTAGAGAATACCAAGGAGGCGGATATAAAGATAGATTTTTGAATGTCACCATTCGCTGCTATGTTAAAGAAACGGATGCAACAATAGCTCTAGATCAGTTATTAGAAGATGTAGAAACTGTAATAGAAGCAAACGGAAGATTGCCGTACAAAGATAAACAAGGTGCGACACAATCTACTCACGATATTACAATAATCAGTTTAGAAACTGATGAAGGTGTTCTTGAACCTTTCGGAGTAGCTGAAATACTAGTCCAGGTTCATTATTAGAAACGGCAGGCACGAGCAAAGGCTCACGTCCTAGCCCTTTCAATCTCTAGGAGATATGCTATGGCAGAACAATTATATTTTAGCAGAGACTCGAAACTATACATCGAATTTGATCCGGGCAGCTCTGGGGCAGTCTGGGAAATTCCTGTTCTTGATGGTTTCAGTTTCTCACAGTCTACCAACCAATCGGAAATCTCTCTTTCAGAAATGCAAGGAGCCGATGGATTGAGTCGACGAGGTAACCGAGTATTTACTGACTCTCTTGCTCCGGCAGAGTGGTCTTTTAGTACGTATGTACGACCTTACCAAGATGGAGCGAGCCCCAATGAACATCACGCAGTAGAAGAAGCTCTTTGGGCAGTAATGGCAGGTGCTGATAAGTATACTGCATCCACTGCAAGTGGCGCTCTTGATCCCGCAGATCTTACTTGTTTAACTGTTGGAGGCTCTGTATCAGGAGCTACAAATGGTGTTTATACTATTAATGACGCTACTAGTGGACTTCTCTATGGAGGTTCTGGTGGCACAAGTGGTGGTGCCGGCTCAGCGGCAGTAGGCTGGGAAATTGAAGTAACAATTGCAAGCGGTACAACCGCAACAGTTACTAAAATTGATTCCGGAGGTACTGGATTCTCAAATGGTGACATTATCAATATTCCTGCCACTATTTTTGGCGGAACAGGCGGCCCAATCACTCTAACAGTAGTTGGCGCAAAGTTGATTACAACTGGTGCATCTTTTTATAGAAATTCTCAACCAGATCCAAACTCTACACATGGTCCCGCGGTAGTTGTGAATAATCCTGTATCAGGCAACAATGGCGCGGCTATCAATTTTGGTCAGTCAAACCGATCAACTCTTGCTACTTGTAACCTTTACTTTGTAATGGAAACTAGCACTGCTAACCCAATGGTTTACAAGTTAGAAGCCGCAGCTTTTAACGAAGCTTCTATTGACTTTGAAGTAGATGGTATTGCAACCATTAACTGGTCTGGTTTTGCTGCTCAGGTTCGCGACCTGACTTCAGATAGCAAAGTAAGTACAGGTACTGCTGCTCGTTCTGGTACTGGTACAGCAGGTCATATTTATCTAGAAACAGATAATGACATGAAGTTTAGTATCTATTCAGCTACAGAAGCTGCAATCACTGCAGGCACCACAGGTGTTTCAGCAGTAGATGCAATTGATACTGGTACTACTTCTACTAAAGCATTTATTCGAAATCGTCTTACTCAGCTTCTTATTAGCACGACTGGAAGTGGCGTAGGAACTACGTTCCCGAATGGTGTTATCACAGGTACAGGCTCTTCTACAAAGAGCTCTTACAGCCTTACTCTTACGGGCGGAAATATTACTATCTCTAATAATATTTCATATCTCGTACCAGAGGAACTTGGTACTGTAAACGTTCCAATTGAGCACGTAACCGGTGGCCGAACGGCTTCTGGTAGCTTTACTTGTTACTTGACATTTGATGATGCTGCTCAGGGAACCTCAGTAGACCTGTTTAATGACATGACTCGAACAGGCTTGAACGAAGTTGTAAACGACTTTGATGTAACTTTCCAAGTGGGTGGTTCAGTAGCTAATACTCCTCGCTTGAATGTAAACATGCCGAAAGTACACGTTAACGTTCCTGCTCACTCTATTGAAGACGTTATTTCTGTTGAAACGAGCTTCGCTTCGTACACCGACGAATTTAACGTTGCAAATGAAGTCAACCTGGAGTACTTTGGAGTCGCTCTCTAAATTTCGCCCAGTGTGTCAAAGCCCGCTTCGGTGGGCTTTTTCTTTTATGTACAAAAAAAAGTTCTTGACTTTTTACCTCCTCTCCCTTATAATTACAAAATACAAAATTTCATTCACAAGGATTTAAAAAATGACAGATACACCCCCCGTTTCTCTCGCGAGTCTTATGACTGCAAGTAAAACTGTTGAAATTGATTTTCCTGGCTTTACCGGAATGACTGTCTCTCTATGTTATCTCGGACGAGAAGAACTTCTAAAACTTCGTAAGCGATGTGTGACTACAAAGTTCGATAAGAAAACTCGACAGCCAGAAGAAACATTAGACGAAGATAAGTTTATTGTTGAATACTGCAAAGCAGTAATTAAAGGCTGGTCGGGCTTAAAATATCGTTACCTAGAAGAGCTTCTTTTGGTAGATGTAGGAGACCTAGAACCAGACGACGAACTTCCTTATACTAAGGAAAATGCCGAACTGTTAATGAAAAATTCAAATGTATTTGATACGTGGGTAACAGATTCGGTAGGTGATCTTGAAAATTTTACCGGGAACAACTCGAACGAGTAGAGCAGCTACTCGAACGATACGTCCGTGAAGCAGACTCTAATATAGATGTTGATAAATATTTATTAGTCTGTGAACAGCTAGGTCAAGAACCCGACCCCTCCAAAATGCCGCTCGACCCTTCTGATTTTCCGGAAGAGGTTCAAGTGGCATTTTTTATGTTTAGTTTATTGCCGGACTACTGGGAAGGAATGAGTGGTACCTACATGGGGAAGCACTGGCACGGCATAGAATATTTTTTCGAGTTGTATGAAATAGAAGATCGTAAGACTGTATTCTACATTATGAAAATGTATGAAAATATGATTGTAAAGTCTAAATACGAACAGCAAGAAATGAAAAGAAAGACAGAAGAGCGAAAAGCTAAAAGCGGTGGAAAAAAGTACACCCATAATGTTAGAGGCTAATGGCTAAGAAAAAGGTCACTATTGATGTAGAAGTCAATGGCAAAATGGAGAAGGTAACTCTCTCCAGTAAAAAATTACGAGAAGAATTAGATAATGTAGACCAGGCTGCTGATCAAAGTAGTAAGTCTGCTCGAACTCTTGATCGTAATATAAAAGGAGCAGCAAACGCTTCTTCAAATGCCAGTAAAAACTTCTCTAAAATGTCTCAAGGCATGGGCGGCCTTGTAGGTGTCTATGCTTCTCTTGCTGCAAACTTATTTGCATTAAGTGCTGCATTTAACTTTATGAAAAATGCTGCACAAGTACAACAACTCGAGCAAGCTCAATTACGTTTTGCAGCTAGCACTGGTAATGCTCTTTCTTCTGTTACTCATCGACTTCGAGAAACTTCCCAAGGGATGTTAGGATTTAGAGAAGCTGCTCAAGCTGCTGCAATTGGTACTGCAAAAGGTTTTTCACCAAGTCAATTAAATAAACTAGCGGAAGGGGCTTTGCGTGCTTCTAATGCTTTGGGTCGAGACTTTGCAGATGCTTTTGATAGATTAGTACGAGGTGTTTCGAAAGCAGAACCAGAACTTTTGGATGAATTAGGAATTACTCTTCGATTAGAGACTGCTACAAAGCGCTATGCTGATGCTCTTGGATTACAAGCAGACGCACTTACTGAAACTCAACGAAGCCAGGCGGTTTTAGTTGAAACTCAAAGGCAGTTGGATCAAATTTTTGGTAATCAAGAAGCTACGGCCAACCCATTTATTACTTTATCAAAAGCTTTTGAAGACTTAATTAAAACTATTACCGAAGCGTTTCTACCTATATTTACAGTTATTGCAAATGTAGTTAGTAATAGCATTGGTGTAGCTGTCGGTTTGTTAGGTATTTTTGCATTTAACGTACTGAAAGGTGCGGGAGCTACAACATTTTTGGCGGATAAATTAGATTCAGTAGGAGAAGCAGCATCTGCAGCTTTTGATAAAGCAGAAAAAGATATTAAAGATTATAATAAGCAGCTAGAATTAGCTGACGATGCTCAAGAAAAAGTCCGTAAAAGTGCAAAGAAAACTTTTGAAAAGCAAGCAAAGCAAGCACTGAAAGGCGGAGCACAAAGCAAACTCCTAGAAAAAGTCAAAGGCGACGGATTCGATAGTTTAAATAAAAAAGAGCTTGGTCAGCTAAAAAGATTCTTAAGACTAGCAGAAGAAAATTCAAAGAAAACTGGTAGAGTAATGAGTGGTGCTTTCGAAAATATGTCTACTCAAGCAGTACAAGACATGAGAAAAGCTTTGGCTCAAATTGATGATCGAACTAAAAAGAGTGCCAACTTCTTTAGTAAACAATGGACAAAAGCCAATCTTAGGTTCAGAAAAGCCATAGCTTTTAGTGATAAGCAAATGGCAAAATTTTTAAGAGGCGCGGGTACTGGCATAGCAGCCTTATCCAAAAAACTTAGTGGATTTGCCAGTGTTTTTAAAAGATTGGGTATTGCATATTTATTTATACAGATAGCCTTAGAGGTAGTAAAAGGAATAGATAGCTTAATACTTTTGACTCTTGAAGGCGTCGATTTCATGATAAATTCTATTAGTCAAGCAGTCGCAGGGATTGATTTAAGTAATCTTTCAGGAGCATACGCTGACTCTGATTTACGAGAAATAATTAGAGCTCCTGGACAAATGATAAAAGAATTTGAAAATGCTCGTGATGCTGCTGATGACGCGGCAATGGCAGTTCAACAATTAGACAAAGATTTTTCTGGTTTAGTATCGGGCTTACAATCCGAAGAAGCAACCAGAATGGAACTTATGGCTTCAAATGCAGAAACAGCCGCACAAGATATTGTTGATTCAATGGCAAGATCTAATTCTGCAATTAGAAACTTTATAAATACTGCAGAAATTTCTAATGTTGCAAGGCAAATCGAAGAAGTAGCAGCATTAGATGGTTTTGGCGCAAATGCAAGAGCAGAAGAAGTCTTTGGCAATCTTTCAAGTGTTTTAGCAGATTTCCAAAAAGATTTAGGAGGAGTCATTCCTGGCTTAGCAGAACTAGATATATCAAATAGAGCAGATGTTATTAAATTCTTTGATGAATTAGGAAAAAAGACTAGACTAGCTGATAATGCTATAAAACACTTTGAGTCTTCAAATGAAGCTTTAGGAGAAGCAATAAGAGACGGCGATATCTTTGCTATGAGCGCTGCTTTTGATAAAACTACCGAGGCTTTAACTGCTGCTGATGTCGCGATGGGAGAACAGGGCGAGAATTTTGAAGGAGCCGCAGAGGCGATAGCCGTATTAAATGTTGAATTTGCCAATACTTTTGATATAGCAAAAATGACTAGAGGCGAATTTGAAACTTTTATTAAAACAGCAGTAGATGAAACAAATAGGCTTATAAAGAAAGAAAAAGAACTCGCAGCAGAACAAGTAAAAAATGCGGCAATGAGAAATAGTTTTGATTCAAAAAGATCAACGCTTTTGACCGCCATTGCACAGCAAGAAAATACAGTTGCACAAATACAAAGAAAAATAGCAAATGAACGCGGCCTTATGAAAGGGATGGCAGAAGGAACTGCCGATAAAGCCGCAGCAGAACAACGTATACTTGCTTTACAAAATGAGTTAATTGTAGAAAATGCAAAACTAGAAGTAGCACAAAAAGATGTGGGTTTTAAAACTCAAATATTAGATATAGAAGAGCAGATTAGAAGTGTTCGATTAGATGGAAGAGTTTTAAACCTTCAAAATGAGTTGAATAGTGCTTTATCAAAAGAAGCCTCTCAAAGAAAACAACTTTTAGATTTAAAAGTTCAACAAGCAAATGCTCAAGTTGAAGATATTGCAGAAGAAAATGCTCTTAGAAATCCTTTCTTTGAAAAGGATCGATTCCTTGCAGAAGAAAAATTAAAGTTAGTTCAACAAGAAGTAGCAGCCAGAACTATACAAATAGAAGAAGAAAGAAAACTAAAAAATAGTCAAATAACCATGGAGTATGATCTCTTAGATAATAAGAGAAAGCAAACTCTTTTAGAGTTAAAACTTTTACAGAAGCAAATAAAAGGCGGAGTATACGGAGATGATACGGGTACTCTAGCCGGTGACGTCGATGGCCTAATAGACATGTACGGAGAAAACGGGGCTCTCGCACAAAGTTACGCTCGGGCTGAATCAGCGGCTATTAGAATTAATGATGAGACTGCTGCTGCCGCACAAAACGATTTGAAGCGAATGGAAAGAAGCGCTCAAAGAACAGTTGAGAGGCTTAATCCAATAACTGATATATTATTTACAGCAGCAAAAGCATTCAAGAGCTCAATGGTAGATGCAGTAGATGCAATGTTTGATTCTTTGTCAGACAAAACTATGGATCTTGATGAAAAATTGAAAGATATTGCTAGAAATTTCTTAAAAGTAATACAAAGAAAAGCTTCAGAAGTACTTGTTGATGAAATTTTCAGAGCACTAGGATTAGCAGGAACAAGCCCCGCAAAGAAAATAACAACGGCGCACGCAACTGGCGCTACTCAAATGTCCACTGCTATTACAACCTCAGGAACCGCTCACGCTAACGCAGTAGGGGCTCAAATAGCTATTGCTGGAGTAAGCCTTGGTAATCAAATTCGAGACGCATTGGCTGAAGGAGTCAAGGTATGCTGCTGCGAAGAAAATGTAGTAGACTCTTCAACAATAGAAAAAGCAGGAAAAACAGTGGAAGAGGCTCTTGGTGGTGGCGCCGAAGAGGTTAAAACTGGCATACAAGATGCACTGAATAAAGATGTTTTAACTAATGTTATGCCAGAGCCAGAAAAGCCTGAGTTTCTTAAAGAAATCCCAGAAGATGTAATGAATTATGGTAAAAAAGTCGTACAAGAAGTAGCAGATACGGCAGAAAAAGAGTTAACTGGTGCTTTAGATAATATACCACAAGAGATTTTAAAAGATATGGAAGTACCGGAACTTTTACCGGAAAATCCCAAGTTTATAGATAAAGTTAAAGGATTATTTTCTGAAACGGGACCAATCGCAGGAATATTTTCAACTGTAGGAGGCTTCTTTAAAAATATTTTCTCTGGAAAAGGTGAAGGCGGAGGAGTATTTAAAGGCTTATTTACAGGAATTAAAAATATCTTTACAGGTCTTTTTTCCGGAGGAGGAGAAGGCGGGATATTTAGTGGATTATTTAGTAAGTTTACTGGCTTTTTTACTGATCTTTTCAAGGGTGAAGGCGGAGGATTATTTTGTGGAGCTTTTGATGGCGTAAAAAGATTTTTTGGAAAACTATTTAGTAGTGATGGTCCAATTTCTAGTTTCTTTACTAAAACAGGCAACTTTTTCAAAAATCTTTTAGGCCCTTCAGGGCCGTTTCCTGGGTTCTTTAAGGGATTCAAAGACTTTTTTACAGGTTTAATAGATGGGTTTAAAAACTTTTTCGGAAAAATATTCGGAGAAGGAGGATTTCTTTCGAATGTAATTCAAGGAATTGGTAAATTACTTCCAAACTTCTCTGGTGTAGTTCAAGGAGCAAAAGACTTTTTTGGCAAAATATTTGGTGGCGGAGAAGGTGGAGGCCTTGGTGGTATTTTTGAGAAAATCAAAGGTTTCTTTGGCTCAATATTTAGTGGCGGAGAAGGCGGTACAGGAGGTTTCTTCTCCAACATAATTAGTAAAGTTACTGGTCTCTTTAGCAGTGGGGGAGAAGGTGGCGGATTCTTCTCAAATATAATTAGTAAAGTTACTGGACTATTTACTGGCGAAGGTGCTGGTGGCGGTCTCGGAGGTATTTTCTCAAAAATATTAGGAGGCTTTACTGGTGGCATGGGCGGAGGTCTTGGAGGGCTTTTAGATCCTGGAACTCCTTTACACAAAAAGCTATTTGGGCCAAAAGATAAAGACTATGATACAGGAAACCATCCTCTAGGACAAGTCACAGAAGATATGGCAAATAATATTGCCGAACTGGTTTACTATGCTGAAGTAGAGAATCAAAGAGCACTTGCACAGGGTGGACAAGCTGGTGGCCCTCTCGGAATGCTTATGGGCGGAGGAAAGGGAGGAATGATGGGCAACTTCCTAGGTTCCTTCGGAGATATACTCGGTGTTTCTGGGGGTGCCGGAGGTGGAGGTTTCCTAACTCAGCTTACAAGTATCTTTGGAGCAAAAGGCGGTGGTGGATTTCTTGGGAGCCTAGGAAGTATCTTCGGCAGTTTCATGGGCGGTGGCGGCATGGGAGGCGGTGGCATTCTTAGTATGCTTGCTAATTTTATTCCCGGAGTAGGGCCCTTCCTTTCTATGGGGCTGGGTATGCTAGGCTTTAAACATGGCGGTATCATGGGACAGGGGGGAAATAAAATTTCAGGGTATAATCGTGGTGGTATAGCAAATGGCCCAATGTCCGGATACCCTGCAGTGCTTCATGGAAATGAAGCAGTTGTTCCTTTGCCCGGAAACAATAAAATACCTGTAGAGCTAAAAGGCTCAGGCATGAACCAACAAAATAATAATGTAACTGTAAATGTTTCAGTTGATGGCAATGGAAATGCGAATCAAAGTGTAGAAATGAAAGAAGGCGAGTCAGAGATGTTGGGCAAAGCAATTTCAATTGCTGTACAAAACGAACTAGCAAATCAAAGAAGAGCGGGTGGAATGCTTAGCCCATATGGAGCAGGATAATGGCTAGAAAGTTTAGTTTTCAAATTATAAAGCCAGGTTTGGGGGTAGGCACAAATACTTTTCAAAGAGATTTTTACAGAGAAATTGCACGAAGATTTCCGGATACTTTTCCTACTCCAGATAATACAGTAGAAGACACCGCTGCGTATATAGTAAACGAACTTTATGATGATAAAGGGCTTACAAGTGTAACTGCGGAAAAAGAAATAACTTTTGATCGTGGAATTGGAAAAAAGTCTACTCAAAGAGTTTTGGTAGCAAATTTTGGCGATGGATATGAGCAGCGTATAAAAGATGGCTTAAATACAAAAGATGAGACTTACAATATAAAATTTAATAACAGACCTTGGGAAGAAATTGAACTAATATCTGCGTTTTTAGATGTAAAAACTCCAGAGAATTTTACGATTACAATTCACCAAGAAGATATTAAGGTAGTGTGTGATGACTACTCTGTTACTGTAACCCAAAATGAGAACCAGTCTTTAACAGCAAATCTTAGACGAGTATATGAATAATGTCTTTAAGTGATACAAATGTAATTGCAAGTGATGTACAGTCTCTTTTTTTAAAAAATAATGAAGGGCTCATAACTTTATTTGAATTAGTTCTTGTCAGCACGGCAGGAGCAAATCAAACTTTTTATTTTCATGGAGAAAAATCTCCAGAAGATATAACTTTTGACGGCAATACTTACTTGTCCTTTCCTTTATCTTTAGAAGGGATAAATACTACTTCTCAGGGCCCCTCTAATAGACCTACTTTAACTATTCCTAATGTTGAAACTGTTCTTAAAAATAACTCTAAATTAGATATTGCCACAGGAACTTCTTCGGACGCACAACAAAATAATTTTCAAGTTGAAGATTTACTTAATAAGCGAATTACTAGGCGCCGTACTTTACAAAAGTACGTAGGTATTGGATCTAATTCTCCCGAGGCAAGCGGTAATTTTGAATTTCCAAAAGCAGTATATATTATCGATAGAATAGCAGAAAAAACATCTTTGTCTATTAGCGTAGAACTTGCTTCTCCGTTCGAGCTAGAAGGTTTTTCAATACCGTCAAGACTTGTTACAGGAAAGTATTGTCCTTGGGTATACAAAGGATATGATATAACTTCCTCAACTCCTCCAGATGTAAAAAGCGGATGTTGGTGGAAAACAAACAATAAGTCTTATGCTGCAGGAATAATTGTTTATAACAACGCGAATAACCTACAAACTACTTCTAGTGGTAGAACAAAAGTTCATATTACTTTTACTGCGGATAATGAGCCTCTTATTTATTCTTCATTTATAACATCAGATAGAGTTCCTAATTGGAGATCAAGTGGGCCGACAGGGAGTGAGCCAAAGAAGCAAAGCGGAATAAATGCAACTTATAGTGCAGGATATTTAGTGCAGTATAACAATGAAATATGGCAAGCAAGAAGAGATGTAAATGTTACAACTCCTCCTTTTGAGAATAGTCCTTCTTGGATTCTGTGCAGAGTGTTTAACGACTGGGATTCTACAGGAGGAACTCCATATACAGTTAATATTGATGATTCAAGAAAAAATTCTTATGTCTGTTATAATGGAGAAATATACAGAGCTATTCGTAATAGTGGACAAAACTCTTCATTTCCTTCTATGAGACCTGATATTAACCCGAATTTTTGGGAAATAGCAGAGACTTGTGGAAAAACAATTGAATCATGTAAATACCGATATCAAGCGATTCCATTTGAAAAGCCAACTAAGTCAGATGGGAGTGTACAAGATAATTGGCCCGTTATAGACATTTATGTAGATAAAGATGGATTTAATAGAGCGTATTCTGCTCAATCACTAGATACCCAAGGAATACTGGCGTTTGGAGGATTCCCGGGAACTAGGCGGTTGAGATGATAGGTGATTTTTTACACTTAATAGAAAAACACTTTTTTAGAGAATATCCTCGTGAAGCTTGCGGGTTATTAGTTGTTAAAAAAGGAAAGGCAGAATGGGTTCCGTGTACAAATGTTGCAGAGGATGGTAAAGATTTTGAAATAGATTCAAGAGAATATATTAAAGCACTAAAAACTTCAGATATTGTAGGAGTAGTACATAATCATCCTGATTCAACAAATGATCCTTCTCCTCCAGATATAGCAAATTGCAATGCTTTAGGAGTGCCTTACTATATTTTTTCGTATCCGGGAATGGATTTAAAAATACTTCAACCGGAAAAAAATTATACAGAATTATATGGCCGAGAGTATTCTTTTGGCACACAAGATTGTTTTGAAGCAATGAGGGATTATCTAGCCAAAGAAAATATAAATATACCCCCTAGAGCCTCATTTAAAGAAAAATGGTTTGAGAAAGATTTAGATTATTTTAACCCTGAGACAGTAAAACTGTGGAATCATAAAGAAATACCTGTAGAAGATATACAAAAGAATGATGTTATAACTTTTTGTGTATATTCTGAAGTAGCTAATCATTGTGGCGTTTATTTAGGACAAGATGTATTTTATCATCATGCCAGAGGACGCCTTTCATGCAGAGAGAGTTTATACCCTTTTTGGGCCCAGTACATAGATAGAGTATATAGATATGTTGCGTAATGTTTACATTAATGGAGACTTTGGAGATAAATTTGTAAAAGAAATGCAAATTTATGCAGAAAGTGTTGCGGACGTTATAAAGTGTTTGGAGGCAAACTTTGGTATAAATAAAGTTAAAAAATATTTGTATGATAAACATCAAGAAGGGGTTAGATATCATATCGAAGCGTGCGGTGTAGAGCTTGATGATGGAAGAGAGTTATTAATGAATCTTTCAGAAGGCGATATAATTATTACTCCTGTTCCTGCCGGATCAGATGCAGTAGCAAGAACCATTGCAGGAATAGTATTAATTGTAGTAGGGGCTATAACAGGACAAGGCTGGCTTGTATCAATCGGCTTTAACTTAGCAGCTTCTGGAATACAAGAACTACTCGCTCCAGACCCTTCTGTGGATGAAGAAGAAGAATCTTATCTATTCGATGGAGATCAACAAAATATAGTAAATGGAGATCCAGTTCCCTTATTGTATGGTCGATTAAGAGTACAAGGACAACCCGTTAGTTTTGAATTAAAACCTGGAAAAGTAACTTATAATAATACTCAAGGTATGGATATATCCGGTGTAGAGGGCGGAGGAGACGGGCCTGCACATTTCGATGATCAGAACGATGGAGATCAACATTTAGACACTTCATTACCTTATGATTCTACAGACCAAGGAACCGATACAACAACTACTGAAACAACTCAAACAGGTACAATAACGAGAACAACTGGAGCGCCCGGACGTCAAAGCGGAGGAAAAGCAGTAAAATGAGTATGAAAAGAGGTAGGCCCCAGTCTCGTCCCGTCTCACTGACGTTAGAGTCCAAGTATTTACAAAATAGCGAGCAGAATCAAGGCGCTCGCGAACAAGTTGTGGGCATCACTGATATTATTTCTGAAGGGCCGATTCAAGGACTTGTAAAAGGCGGAAAAAGCATCTTTATAAACAATGATCCTTTATTTGATGATGAAGAAATAGGATATGCTGCTTCCTTTTTTACTGCTAGCGGTAATTTATCGCAAACTACTATTACTTTACATGACTACTCAAGAAATGATTTAGACTACGAAGCAGAAATAAGTGCCACTACTCCTAGAAATGTTTTTATTCAAAATATCTGGAAATATAAAAAAGGAACTGCGTCAGATGAATTTTCGTTAGCTTTTCAAATAAATTATCAATCGGTATCCAGTATTGGTTCCATTCCAAAGGAGATACAAGTTACTCTTACTGGAGATTTCTCAAATGTTCCTGCTAGTGTTGCATATGCTAACGGTCTGGGGGGAGGTACAGAAAGCTGGAATAACTGGCCGTCAGGTAAAGCACTTGCTTATCTTTTAAATGACAGAGGAGATCTTGCACAGTCTTTTGTAATTACTAGTGTGACTAGTACACAAATGGTTCTTAAGCAAACGCTAAACTTTAGACGAGATAACAACTTTGCCGAGTGGGTAGAAAACTTGGCAACACAGTTGCGTATAGGACTAGTTTATAAGTGTAATGCTTTTTCTAAAACCAACAAAACATTAACATCAACTACTCCTATTTTAAGAACCTTTACAAAAGCTCCTATAACAATAGCGGCAAAACAAGACTCTAGTACTGCTGATCAATCTAGAAGAAAAATTAAATCTTCTGGGTATCAATTAAGGCATGGGTATATAAATCAAGCTCCTATTCAAAATTTAGGAGGAGCTGGAGTTGCTTCTATTCCTTTAACTCCTCATCCTGAAATGCATACAAATGAGCCCTATTCAATTATAGCACAGGGAGGCAATGCGTTCGAAATAGATAAAGTTGATTTAACTTTTAAATATCCTGGTGGGCTGTACATGATGAAACAAGAAGCTACTGAAAAGTGGCTATGCGGTGCTGGATACACTGTACAACTTGAAGTACAAAACGCTCTTGGAGAATTTGTGAGTCCTAATGATGATCTAAGTGAAGAATATGTTGAAGGAAATGCAAGAGTAACTCCTGAAATGTGGGATCATTTAACAGGAGCATTTGGATGGGGAATACTAGGAACTGGGGACGGAGGCCCCTTTAGTAACAGTTCGAATGCTGCTGCACAGGTAAGGACACTGCTGGGCAGTGACACTAGGCCACTTCCGGGACAAGGACGGCATATATTAAGTCATGGTGGCGCTTCCGGAGGAGGAATAGGAGGCGATGGATATACAAGTGCTGTTGCATTTACGCATACTATTGATCTCACTAAATATCAGCCCTATACTGGATTTAAACTAACAGTACGAAGAATAACAGAATCTGGAAACATGACAGATGACCAAAACGGGAGAGCGCATACATATAATGATCAGCACGATGGAAAAAGATTTGTACAGCTAGGCTGGAGAGGGCAGGATGTAGCTAAATGGCAGGCAATTCAAGGCGGTGGCATATCCCAAGCAATGGGAGTAATTACAGAAAAGTTTAATTATCCACATACTGCCATGGCAATGGTTACATTTGATGCGAAGTCATACTCTAGTGCTCCAAAGCGGGCTTATGAGTGTTATGGCTTGAAAGTACGAATACCAAAAAATTATATAACAAGAGAAGAGTTTGGGTTATTAACTTCAGACGACAGTCCTGATGCAAATAGAAATGAAGTTGTAGGTGGTCTTCCTTCTCCAGATAGGCTGTATCAAGGATTTTTTAACGGACAATTTCATGAAGAAAGAGTATATACTGATAATCCTGCATGGATTTATTATGATATGCTCACTAATAATAGATATGGTGTAGGAGAGTTTTTACAAGACTCAGATATTGATGTTTATTCTTTATATAGAATTGCAAAGTATTGCGATGAACTAGTTCCTGATGGAGCTGGAGGATTCGAACCTAGATTTACTTGTAACTTATACTTGTCAAAAGCAACCGAAGTATACAAAGTAATGAAAGACATGGCCACTATTTTTAGAGGCTTAATGTACTGGATGGATGGAAAGCTAACAACATTAATAGATGCACCTACCCCTCCTGTATACACATTCAATAGATCTAATGTTGTTGATGGTAATTTTGCGTATACATACACAGGGAGCAAAACTAGAACTAATCAAGTTGTAGTTTCTTGGAATAATCCCGCAAATCAATATAAACTAGAGCCTTTATTTGTAGAGGATCGAGCTAATATTGCTAAAACAGGTCAAGTTATTAGAACAGAATCAACTGCATTTGGTTGTACATCAGCAGGACAAGCTATTAGATATGGCAGATGGAAACTTTGGACTTCTATTAATCAAACAGAAGTTGTTAATTTTGAAACAGCATTAAATGGAGTTTTTCTAAGTCCAGGGGATGTAATTAATATTCAAGACAATCATGATCAAGAGGTAAAGTACGGCGGAAGAATACTAGATGTAACTTATAATACTGCTACCACCGTGGCATCAATTACTATAGATCGTCCTTTGGCAGAAGGCAATCTTATTGGGACTACCCCAAAATTAGTAGTATTAGTTGCAGATGCTAAAATTATAGCTGAAGATCGATTTGAACAAAGTTCTAATAATTTTATAGAAAGAGGCGAAGCATTAGTTACACAATCAAGTGGCTTTAATGCTTTTTGGGAGCTACAATACCAAGGTACAGGAGAACCTACTAGAGCTTTTGTAGTTGATGAATTTAGTCAGCTTTCAAGTATGGGATTTCCTGCCTCCATAATAGGATCAATTGTTTATGTAATAGGAAATAGTACTTTTTATGAGTATGATAATGGCTGGGTTACTTCGACACGATCAATAACTTTAGAAGAGCTTTTATCTAGAGCTTGTGATGCTAATAAAAACCCTGTGTTTTTAAAAGTTTCTCGAGAAACTAGAACAAAAGATCTTGCACTTACAAACTCTGATGCTGCCCCAATAGAGGGCACGACTACAATTGTTATACCCGCAGGGGAAGTGGAAAGTAGTGCAGAAGCTGAAGCAATTAAAACCGGAGGAATATGGGCGTTAAAAGATAGTCTAGAAAGCGTAGCGGGCTGTAAAGAATATAAAGTTATAGGAATAGAAGAAGTATCAAAGAATACTATAGCAATTAGTGCAGTTGAGTATTATAATGAAAAATTTGATATAATTGAAAATAACTTTACTACTACTGAACGACCTGCTACTTTCCCACTAGAGGACTATAATAAAAATGTGCCTCCTCCAACAGGACTAAGAGTTATAAAAACTCCGAACTTTGCACAACCAGGAGAAGAAATTACTGTAGCTTGGGAGGCTCCTGCGGTCACACAGGATGGAGTATTTATAGACGGATATCAAATTACTCTTGATATTCCTCAACAACCTAGAACTCAATTTACTGCAGGCAAAAGCTATAGTTATTTACAAGTCCCTGACGGTCAATATACCGTACAGGTTAGAGCTATATCTACAAACGGTAGATTATCTAGACCAGCAACGATGGATTTTACAGTTCAGGATGTTTTTGGTGGAAATTATCCTAGAGACCACGGCTTAATCAAAGGAGGCTCTGTTAGTGCTAGATCAGTTTTAATAAATGACACTGATACTAAACATCTAAAATTTGAAACTAATCCTGTATATTTTTATTCTCTTGCAGATACGGGCCCTACTAGTAAAGCTGTTAGTTTAGGGTTTTTAGACTGGGAGAATCTGATTCGTCGAGCAGGTGCGGCGGATTCAAACAGCCCCAGTAATAACGATATTACATATAATTCTACTTGGTTTTCTAAAGCAAAAAATTTAACTAAGAGAACTGCATTTGTAGCTTTAAGACATTATAGAGAAAACGACTATCACTCCAATGCAAATTGTGAAATACGAGTTATAAACTACGCGAGAGACGGTAAGTTAAATGTAGATTATTGGTACGATCAATTAAAGCAAAACAGAAAAGCTTACAGACAAAATGCAACAGAAGAAAGTGATTATTATGCTTTTACAGGAAGTCAAGCTACTGAGGATATATGGACAAGAGGCGCTGACTGGGGAATTGTAACTGTTGATGATGGTAGTGCCAGAGTAAAAGGGTTTGGAACTAAATTTTTACGAGATTTTCGTACTACGAGTCTAATTAAATTTTCGGAGGATCAAGCCGCACATGTCTCACATGTTGAGGACGATGGTACTCTATTTATAGATAAAACTTTTAGCTTT